AACCCTGATAGCCGCAACTAGTTAATGATAGCACTAGTAGGCCTGACAAAGCAATAGCAGTTATTCTTTTCATACCTCTATTATACCTTATTCCTCGTCTTTTCTGAGGGGTATGGTAATTAGCCATATAACAGTTACTGCTACCGTAGCAACGCCTACAACGTCCTGTGCGGTGCCCGTAAGGGTCAACCAGGCTATAAAAAACCCTAGAAGGGTCCATAGCTGGGCTATGCTTTCCTTAATGGCTTCCCATATCCAATTAAATAATCCTTTGATTATTTTCATTATATCCTCCTTGTCATGGCTGCTGCCACAATATTTCCTGCAATAATTACAGGCACTACTACTTCTTGAGCCTTTTCTCTTTGATCATCCGTCATATCCTTACCCCACTCTGATGGGCTAAGTAATTTTTCAAAATCAATATCTGAAATTGCTCCAATTGGATCTGATAAAAATGCCTCTGTTGCAACCTCTGTTGTTGCATCTGCAAGAGTGTATGGCATTGGAGCTGATGCATTTTCTTTTATTCTATCACCAAATTCTTCAAGAGCCTTTGCTATTGATGGTTCTGATGCTGCAAGTGCTGCTACCTTTGCTATTTCTGATGATTTAATTCCAAGGCCTTCTGCAACCGCCGCTTTTTGCTCTGGAGTTAATTTAGTTAATGTGTCCTTGCTTGTTAAATCTGCAATTAGATTTGCTGTCTCTTCTGTGATAGCATTAGGTCGTGATGATTCTTCAGAAGGTTCAGAAGGAGTTGGCTCTGGTTCAAGAGTTGGCTCTGGATCTATATCCGATGGCTGAGGTGAAGGCTCTGGTTCTGGCTCTGGAGAAGGCTCAGGCTCAGGGGTTGGTTCTGGTGTCGCCTCATCTGTGGTTTCAGGGGTTGGTTCTGGAGTGGGATCGTCTGGTTGAGTTTGCTCAGGCGATGGCTCTGGAGAAGGCTCAGGAGTAGGGTCAACTGTTGCATCTGGTGTTGGCTGCGGTTGATTTGCCATAGCAGCCGCAATTGCTGCGGCAACTCTTTGTTGCTCTTCAAACAACCAAGTTTCATTATATAAATCCCAAGCGTCTTCAATTGCATTGTTTAAGTTAATAATAGATTGATCATATGTAGACTGTGCATTATTTTTTGCAGTTAGTTTATTTGATGCATCTGTAACTGCATTGTCATATGTTGTTGTTTTAGTTGTTAAAGTTTGATTATATGTTGTTAATGTATTATTGGCCTGAGTATATGCAGTAGACTTAGTATTATATGTTGCTAGTTTATTATTGTAATCTGTCTGTGCCGTCGCTTTTGCTGTCACTGCAGAGTTATATGCATCAATTTGTGCCTGTGTAGCTCCAGGTCCAGAAGAAAATGTTCCAAGATCACAACTAAATCCTACTCCCCAGCCACCAGTATAGGCGCAACCTGCTCCAGTCCATCCACCTGGAATTGACCATCCAAGGTGGTAAGATCCTGGACCTCCACCGTTATACCACCAGATCTCTACATCTAAAGTTTTATCTTGACTAACATCATATACTGGAGAGTATGCGCTCCATCTAACCCCTTGCTCAACCCAGTTGTTAACTGCAAGGTCGCCGTCTACATACATTCTAAATCCATCGTCTGTGTATCCTGCAAAATATACTGAGTCCCAATCTGAAGGAACTGTAATCTTTCCAGTAAATTTAACAATAATATCTTCATAATATCCGCAAACTGGAAGCTGCATTGAGTTTGAGTTCCATGTGCCAGAGCATATTACTGAATCTGGAACTGCTATATTAGGGAATACCCTTGCCAAATGATAGACAGTGTACTGAAGTCCTTCTCCACCAGCACTTTGAATTACCGATTGTGCTGATTGAAGGTTGCTATTAGCAGTATTAAGATTAATTAATGAAATATCAAGGGCGTCTTTAGCATCATTTTTTTCAGTCAATGCTGTGGCAACTGTAACAGTTTGTCCATCTACTGCAGTTTGAGCTGTTGTTTTTTCGGACAATGCTGTGGCCTCTGCATTAACTGCATCATCGTATTCAGCATACGTTGTATCTCTTGTTTGTTTTGCAGAAACAGCTGCATCGTATTTATCTTCTGCTATGTCTATTAAGGCTCTAGTTTCAGCCTCTTCTGTAAGGTTTGTTACCTTTTCGTTTAGTTCCGCTATCTCTTCAGCGGCAACTGAAAGTGGATCATCACTATAAGCAGGTGTGAGGAATAGCCATCCAAACATTAAAATGAATGTTAATGACAATCTCCATGCTTTAGTCCTAGTCAACTATAACCCCTAAACAAACGATTTGCTTGTTTAGTTAATTATATCATTGAACTATTTAGGATTGTCTGTTTTATAAAAGCCAGAACCGTTGAACTTAATACCAAATGAACCATAGTGTCTTTGTAATCTTTTACCACATTCATTGCATATATAGTTTGGTTCAACAGAAGTTATAGATCTTTCTTTAGACACAATTTCTTCTGGTGAACACTCGCATTTGTATTCGTATATTGGCATAACCGTCCTTTAATAATAAGGAGCAGTTTATACACTTGCTCAGGTGTATCCTGCGGGTAGCGGCCCGCATATAGTCTGCGACTCCCCAGTGACGGGGTGCAGACTACTATTATACTATTACTTGATTTTGATGGTCTTTGGCTTTTCCTCTTCAGGAACGACACGCTCTAAATTAATAGTTAGCATACCGTTTTCAACCTTTGCACCAGTAACCTCAATATATTCTCCAAGAGCAAATTCTCTTGTGAATTTACGAGTTGCAATACCCTTATGCACGAATTTTGCATCTTCTGTAATATCCTTAAGCTCTCCCTTTACGGTAAGAGTCTGATCCTTTACAGTGATTTCAATGTCTTCTTTTGCAAAACCCGCCACAGCAACTTCGATTAAAAATGTATCTTCGTCGTCTGTTTTGATTACGTTATAAGGTGGGTATGTTGAGTGTGATGCGTGGCTGTGAACTTTTGTAAGTCTATCTAGTTCACGATTAAAGCCAATAAAAAATGGATCCTTAAAAAGATCCAATGTGTATGATGTTACCATTTTATTCCTCCTTTAAGCGAATAAGTTAATATACGGGCCTCCTATTGGACGACCCGTATATTATTATATCAAATATTTTATTTATTCGCCAGAGGAAACTTCAGCTATTTTAGACTTAGCAATAGCCAAGACTGGGCCAACTAATGGGGAATACCCAGTGGCTACAGCCTCCTTATTGCATTTTGTTACGGCAAAAGATAAAAACTCTTTTACTGCTTCATTTCTTGGTGTATTTTCCTTAAATGCAACGATGTAGCTAAATGCTGATACGTTGTACGATAAAGGGTTTTTATTATTATAGTTTGCCTTAATAAGCCCATTAGCCAATGGCTCAAAATCACTAAGGAATTGAGATGCCGCTTTTGAAGTAGGAGCAGTAAATTTACCAGCACCATTTTCAATTAGGGCAAGTTTTAATCCGTTAGCAAATGAGGACTCTGCGTATGTTATTACGCCATTCATTTGGCGGGCTATCATTACGACTCCATGAGATCCTGAACCTGCCTGAGAGCTAAAAGACAACGTTCCAGGGTAAGCGCTCTTAAAGTCTTTATTGCCTGCCTTAGTCCAAATTTTTGGAGCTACTGCATTTAAGTACTCTGTAAATATCTGACTTGTTCCAGATCCGTCTGCACGATAAGCAATTCGAATAGCTGTTGCTGGAATCTTTGGCTTGACTCCCTTAATTGTGTTATCTGAAATAATAGACTTATGATTCCATTTTGTAATCTTACCTGCAAAAATATTTGCCAACGTTTCCTTTTTAAGCTGTATAGGCTTTGAATATCCATCAAGTCTATAGATGACTCCAATGGGGCCAGCAATAAAAGGAACGTAGACTATACCAGATGGCTTTAGTTCTCCTGGATTATATGGAGTATCTGTTCCAGCAAAGTCGATGATCTTATTGTTTAATTGTGATCTACCAGCACCAGATCCTAATGAAGAATATGTTATGGTATTTCCAGTTGCCTTGGAATAGCTAATTCTGCATGCTTCAAGGTAATTTGCTATAAAAGATGATCCCGATCCAACTACATCTTCTGATGCGATGGCGGGATGTGAAGTAAAGATACTAGCAACCAATGCTAGCGTTATGACTATAGATTTATTTCTCATAGTATTAAAAGTATATCTTTTAAAAATACATAAGTACAGAGTTTAAGGTAAACTCTGAGTTAAATATAGACTAACATTATGAGACACTAAGAGATTAGTCGTTTGGAATATCTGGCATATCTAATTCGATCAATCCTTTTTCTTTAGCTAATTTCTGTCCTTCTGGACTTAAGTGTAATGTTGCCTCTAGGTTTTCATCGTATTCGACTTCTACTAAGCCCGCCTCATACAATTCCATAAGAGACTTATCAACATATTCAATATGAGACTCCCAAAGTTCTGGAGCTATGTCCTTTGCTGTTTCGCTTATAGAAAATATCATCTCGCCGTTTTCGTCCATCCCTTCAAGGGATACGGCGCCTATTTCTAAATAGTATGCCAATCTTGAATCGCTGTCGTCATATTCATTTTCATTCATAATGTCTCCTTAGTACACCAGGTAGGACTTGAACCTACGATAGCCGAATTATGAGTTCGGGGCCTTGACCAACTTGGCTACTGGTGCCAAGTGTCTATTGTAACGTGCCATCTTCATTTTTGTCAATGGTTTCTTCTACTAACTGTTGTACATAATCAGAGAAATGCTTTCTTATACTTCCAGAAGGCCTATTCCCTAAAGACTTCCACATTCTTTTATATTCTATAATATTAGCAAACGTAGTTGGACATACTGGCACACCATTATATTCTTTTAGAACTGTTGGCAGTGGCACATGTTTTCCACAACATTTACACTCTTTAGCTTTTTCTTGATATATACTCATACTATTTCCATTCCGTCTAATACATCTGATAGGTCCTTTGGCATCCTTGGTGGTCTTATCATATTTGTTACAATTGTGTCTTTATCTTCTTCTCTATCGAATCTTAGTGAGCTATATGTATGAATGTCTATCTCATCATTGTTCTGTGGTCTACTTCTACTAATTGCATTGAATATAGATCCGCAAACAGCGTCAGCTAAGTCTTTAGACCCTTTTCTAGGGTGATCTACCTTATCCCTCATGATTTTTAATTGCAACAATTCATCAATTAATAATTTAATTGCTGGACCATTAAGTCTATCTTCTGCTACAACCATAGCCATATCATCGTAATGCTTTTTAGCAACAGATAAAGTCTCCGTATTAATTCCGTACTGTTTAAGCTGCTGCATCATATCATGTGAGTTCCATCTGTCAAAAGTACACACACGTATCTTAAATCCCTTTGTTCTTAATGAAAGGATATAATCTTTAACCTCTGTAAAATCCACAGACTTGTCTGGAGTAGGAGTCCAATATCTTACTGCATCAACCTCAACAATTGGTGCTGGTTGTGAGTATGTGTCTGTAACTTTTACATTAACCCATTTTTGAACATGCGCCATGGCAACGGCACAATGGTCATGCTTTTGTGCTAAGTCTACATGCAAGAAATACTCTTTGTCTGGATCTGGTGCAAACCAGTTTTCAAATCTTCCAAAATCATCTACGGCTAGAGCCATATTACTAAATGCCTTTTCAATCTTTTCACGAGACTTAAAGAACGCATCGATTGCTTCTGATGGCATGCAGGCAAATCTTCCTAGTGCGTCTGGAGCATTTTTATAAAAGGCTACTTTAAAATCATCAATACTTCTAGTGGGATTAATTTCCCACGTTGGCCTTTTCAATGCATACATTCTGGGATACTTGTAAGACAGAATGTGGTCTTCTTCCCACTCAATATCAAATTCATTACCCTCTGTTCCATCTGGCAAAGAGTCGTCAAGCTTAAAGTGATGTGTTCTAATTACAACTTCTTTTTCAGCAACAACATCTTCATATCTCTGCTGTATGTAATCGTTCTTGTATCTTGGGAATGAAAGAAGAATAACCTTTCCATAATCTGGAAAACGTGAATCTACAGAGGCACGGTACATCTCATATATAGCACTACCAGTTTTAGCTTGCTCGTGACCAGTTGTATTCTCTGTAGCAAATCCTGAAATTTCGTCAAGAATGATTACGATGACGTTATAACCTTCCCAGGCCTCACGCTCTGAGTGACCTGAGTGTACAGTTATATTCTTATTAAACTTTATTTCTGAAGCTTTTTCGCTATACTTTCCAGTAAACCATGGCGACTTATCAATACGTGTTCTGAATCCTTTAAAGAATACATTGTTTGCTTGCTGAGCGTTAATAGCAATGTTAATGATATCAATTGAATCTCCAGGAGGCTTTCCATAATAGTGTGCTGGATCTTTAAGACACAATAGTAAATATACTATATAGGCTACCGATATAGTTGAACAGTAGTCTTTACCAGAACCCTTACCTAGTTGAGCAACAACCTCGTTAGCTGTCTGCTTAAACATTCTTCTACCCTCATCTTCGCCAAATAACTTTATAAGCGTAGACTCTTTATAGACTTGCGAACTCTTTTCAATAAGAGTGTACTGGTATTCGGATAATGGTGGTAACCCAAGATAGTCTGGGCTTGTTACAAATGTTCTTAAATCGACTGGCTTCTCTTCAAATTCTTCGCCGTCAAGTATGTCAATAAGATCATCAAAATTAAGATCCACTAGATTCCTCTTGATCAATTACAA